ATTCCGGTTGCACCTGTTGCTCCTGCTGTTCCCGCGGTTCCTGTCGCACCAGTACTTCCAGTAAGCCCTTGAATACCTGTAGCGCCTGTAGCACCTAAACCTGTAGCTCCAGTAGCACCAATTGGTCCTTGTTGTAGGGGGTAAATATTAGATAATAATGCCATATATGTTTATGTTAATTTAGTAATTGTTATTTCAGGAGGAGCTTTGGTTCCAATAGGATCACCAGTTACAGGGTCTATAGAATCGTTATCAGATGGGAACGGTTTCGTTAATTCAGCACCAGCGTTATGATTTACAACAGCGTAAAGACTGATATTATTTCCTGTCAATTGTAGAGTGGTTGATCCATATAATATACTATCAGCACCTTCAATACCAGTACCAGCTGTACCTCTATGATCTATAACCGCGGTAATTAATTCTGATATTGCGTTTTGCGTTTTCCATAATTGTACCATATAATTAACACCGTTGTACAAATTAAAAGTGTGATAGTTTACATCGACTCGATAAACTCCCGGGGTTTTAATTAAAATAGAATTTGTTCCTTTGTTACCTGGGTTTTGAATACCACCAAACACTTCAGAGTCAGTATTAATAGCGACGGTATTAAAAGCAATACGTTCATTGTTTAACACATTAGAATAACCCCCTAACTCTTCTCCTAAAGGAAACCACTGAGCTTTAAAAACTTTTATAGTCGGGGTTGTTAAACCTGAAAAAGGTACGAACTTCCAACCAATTGTTACGTCAGTATACACTAAAGAAAATGTACCTGATACATCACAGACTAAATCCTCTGCAACACTATTAATATTTCTGTTATTACGCGCAATAGTTAAATTATTATTATTGTTACGTTCTAAAGTTATATTAATAAATTCTCCGACCCCGGGGTTTAGTGGTAATGTAGCTGTTAAAGGGTTAGAGTTAGTATTAAAAATATAGCCTGAATTTGTACTCAAAGTACTGTTTGTAGTAATAGGAAAATAATTAAAATCGTACCCTGAAGCTCCAACCAAACCCGTTGCACCTGTTGCACCTACCCCTGTTGCTCCTGTAGCACCTGTTGCTCCTATACCAGTTGCACCTTGTATTCCTTGCAAACCTGTAGCTCCAGTAGCTCCTAAACCTGTAGCACCAGTAGCTCCTAGTAAACCTGTGGCACCAGTAATTCCTGTTGCCCCTGTTGCTCCTGTTCCGGTTGCGCCTTGTAAACCTTGTAAACCTGTGGCTCCGGTAGCTCCAGCCTGAATATTTGTAGCAAGGTTAAGAATATCTAATACTCTTGTTTTAATCTCGGTAGAGTTATCACTCTTAACACCTACAATAAAATCCCCAGTAAGTACTGGAGATCTTAAATCAAATTGAGTAAAGTTCTTTTGAGCCATCTTATATTATTTATTACAAACTAACTATGTTATCTCCACCGAGAGTAACTAATATGTTACCATCCAATGTTAAAATTTGATTTTCAGGTATAATATTTACCCCTGTTAAGGATCCAAAAACTGTAATACCTTTTGACCACGGTTTCATCTTTAAAAGATATTCATCGTGCTCTGGATATTCTGGAGAATAAGGATTAGAAGTTACAACAACAAAGGATATATTTTGTGTGAGAGCGCTCCAACCTGCTTGATTTTGTAAAATTATATCTACCATACCTGCTCGTTGAGCTGATGGCATTGTAAAAACTAAACTATTTAAATTATTACTTTGATAATCAGATGTTAAAAGTTTAATTGCAGTAAATCCAGGGTTTTTAGCAGAAAGAGAAGGTATGCCTGAAAAAGGATTATAAAAAGTAGAATTCGGGTATGGTGCTCCAGATAGATAAACGTTAGTTATATTAAAGAATGAACCGCCTTTTACTGTGAACGTTTTACTTTCACCAACAGGTAATCTTATTCTATTAGTAGGGCCGATAATTGAATTCATTAGTATACTATTTGTGGTTGAGGGTATCCGTTTATTACGTATCTTTCTGTATAATCTGAATCTAGCGATGATAGAGCGTAATGGGTTGTTAATTGCTGTATAGTGTTATAGTCAGTTTTAATAGTAAATATTTTTGCATCTTTTTCATCTGCTTTTGGAGATTTAAAGAGCCAACCCTTTATAGTAAAGCTTAAATCAGCTTGTACTCTTGCAACATTAGAAGAATTTAAATCTGTAGGATATTGTATATTAACATTACCTCCCCATAACACAGGTGAACGAATTTCTTGATCTGGTATACCAGGTATGCGCCATGAAAGAATAAAGTACGGATTAGAATTTACTATGATATTACTAATAAGTTGATCGCAGTCTAGTTGATAACGGGTTAAAATAGTTACCCCTATGTTTAAATCTATGGGTAAGGGTTGATGAACTTTTTGTTTATAAGGTAATGTATCCCCTGCTGTAGTAAAATATGAACCTTGTATTTTATTAAAAACTCTACTTTGATCCCAATTAATACCAGTAACATATACAGCCACTACAGGTAACTGTAGATTTTGTGCTTTATCTAATAAATCCATTAACACTCTTTGTTTAGGGGCGTAAACAAAACGAGCTTTTATTTGATCTTTTGGCTGTTTATTAGCATTATAACGTTTTACTATACCTTCATCAATAGCTGCAATAAACATAGTAACCATTGAAGAAATTTCAAACTCAAAATTGTAATCTTTCACTATTAGTATTTAAGATCTGGATGCCTTTAAAAATGTTATTATAATTAATAAATGGATAAACGATTACCGTGGGAACTTTATGCTTTAAAAATAGCTGAAGTAGCGGCATTACGTTCTGAAGATCCATATAGAAAAGTAGGAGCTGCAGCTTTAGATCGTTATCATCGAGTTATTGGAGTTGCGTATAACGGATTAGCATCAGGTAAAACTGCACCGGAGAGTTTCTGGAAAGATAGAGATGGTCGTTTACCATATATGATACATGCCGAGGTTAACTTACTTTCATTGTTTAAGCGTAATGAATGTAACTTGTTGGCATGTACTCTTTTACCGTGTCCGTGTTGCGCAACAATGATAGCAGGTCACGGTATTAAAAAGGTAGTATATAAAGAAATGTACGAACGCAACCAAGACGCGTTAAAGATATTTGACTTCTATAATATAACCTGTATACAAATTACAGATTAATAATTGTCAAAACTGGAGGCTTTTTGAAACTCTCTATATGCATCCATAACATCAGGAGCTTCTCTTTCAAGATCCACTTGTCCTGTTGCAGGCATTTCAAGAGCTGCGATGTCTCCATCATCTGATACTTTAACTGAACTTGTTAAAACACCTTTACTCATTAATGAGGTTAAAAGACGAGAAATTCTTGACAGATTCAAATCTTCTCTTGGATCTAAAGTAACTTCATCTTTTAAATAATCTATTAATTCTTTACCGTTGTACGAGCTTGAAGCGTCGACGGCGTTATAGATTCTTAATTCTTCTTCAGACATTGTACCTGCCTTAACATCAGGTTCAAAAACGTAATCTACTTGAGAAGAAGCGCGAAACGCTTTAGGAGCCTCAACTGACGGTTTAGGTTTAGCACCATCTAATTTTTCTTTATCTGCAGCTACAGATGTTTCCCCGCCTCCATACTCTTTTTTAAACTCACCGAAATTTGATAATACTCGGGCTGTATAACCTTTTATAGCATCTCCAGCTCCTTTAATCTTTATATTTTTACTTGTTTCTATATCTTTTATAATTTCTGTTAAAGCATTTTTAATATTTGCTTTAAATTGTTCTTCGTTTTTAGCGGGGTTAACTCCACCTGGAAAGACTTTTTCATAAAATTTAGGAAAAATCATTTTGATAGCCGCTTCTGGGCGTACTTTTAACTGTTCTGCTATTTTTGCAATAAGATAACCACCGCCAGGTCCTGTAGGTATTTTTTCAGTATATTTTGTTTCGAGTGCCCCTGGATCTGTATCGTAAACTGGAGCTTCAGTTAAGCGTACTAAATACTCGTTAAAAAAATTATCAAATTGTTTTGTCATATAGTATTATTTAAGTTATTTAATAACATTTATTTCTAATATTTTATCATAATATTGAGAAGGAGTAATGTTTTTTATTTTAAAATTTTTCAAATAGTGTTCGAGATCAGGGTTATTATTAGATAATGTTTTAATACGATAATCAAAAAATATCATATTTTCAGCAGGGTAGTACTCTGTACTGAACGGAAATGGTATTTCTATATTCTCTAAATTGTTACGACTATTTTGAAATGTTAACTGTAGTAAATAATGTGCACGTTTAAAAATTATTAATTTACCAGTTTTAATATGTTTTTTCCCGAGAGTTAATGAAAGTGTTTGTTGTAAATATTTTGCAAAAAATACTTCTCCAGGGGTATCATCTAAATATACGGTTGCTGTAGACATAAATTATGTATTGTTAAATGTAGCTTTTTGTTGAGCTGACATTGGTAAAATATGTTCATTAAAATACTCCCACCATTTATTAGCTGGAGTTGATTGTATAACCGCAACAACATCAACATCATCACAGTTAATCATTCTCCAGTTTTGTAAAAAGATATCCCAAACTACTAATAAGTTTTTAGCAGCTGGGTTATATTTCAATTGACCGGTTGGAGGTTTAAAATTTAAAATATTTTTACCACCTATTGAATTTAATAGTAATCTGTCTAAGGTGCAAAGCATTCTACGTTCTGATTTAAAACCAGGTTTTTGTATACGTCGACGAAATTTTACCTCAGCAACGTTTTTTATTAATAGAAGAGCTAAACTACCTCGACCAAGTCTCATTTTTGTTTAACAGGATTACAAATTCCAAAAATTCGATTTTCAGATAAAAATATTACAAATTGACCATTGCGCTTCATACCCTGTAGGCCTTTATCACCTGGGAATATTACCTTTTGACCCTTTTTAACTTGTTTACAATCAGGGCCTGTTAAAAGTACTTCTCCAATTCTCCACGCTCTATGATCTACTGTTTGAGCAGGTAATATAATACCATTACGCATTAAAGACTTGCCGTCTTCAGCTACATCTGCGTACTTACACATAATAACATCTCCTAAAAGTTCTACAATTTCGTAGTCTTCAGGTAGTGGTAGATCTTTATAATCTTCAGGAGATATTCCGTTATTTTCGCGAGCTAAGGGTGGTATAATCATACCACTAATTAATTCAGTAACTCTTTTAACTCAACTAATTGTTGAACTTCTTTTTGAGAAAGCTCCATTGACTTAGATAGTTGTACTACCTTATTATCAATATCTTCTACTTCTTTCTTTTTGCGTTTAATGTAGGAGATACGGGGTTGATATTTAACTTTTGGTAGAAGATTAATTAGTAACTTATAATGTATACTTTTATCTATATTACCTAATTGATTTATAGTTTCATTAAGAGGTATACAAATTTTAGGAGTACTAAATGAAACCCATCTAGTTATAAGATAAGGAATATACTCTTCTAGATAAAGATTTCCTTTTTTATCTACAAAAATATCTTTTAGATATGTAAATAAGTTCACACTGCAACTTTAGTTGTCGCAACAAAGATATCGTAAGTCATATGATGAAACATATTAATGACTTCTTCAGAAAATTCTTTAACTTGATCTTCAGTTAATTTAGTAGAGTAAGCAAATTTAGGTGCTTTATCTCCAGCATTAATATTAATACCAGTATGGATTAATACAGCGTTGTTTACTTCTAAAGCAATACTTACTGATGCTTTTTGAATTTCTTTACCTTCTCTATCAAGGACAACTTTAATATCATCTCCATCAACATAACCGTCAACGCCGAGATATTTACCACACAACAAAGAACCAACTTGAGCATTAAAAAGTCTTTGAAAGACTACTCCCCCGAATTGATTTACCCCGGGTAGTTCTATTAGAAAGTTAACAGCTGATTCAGAATAGATGTAATCATTATTCAGTGAGTCTTCTAAATCGACTAGGTTAGTCGTAACTTCCATCGGAGCAGTAAAAGCAATAATGTTACCTGCAGGGTGTACTTGTTTCTTAAAAAATTTGTATGCAAAACGAGAATGTAAAACTGAACCGTCGTAATAATCTACCCCTGTAACTTCTTTTAATTTTGAACGTGTAATAATCATGTGTATATATTATATTATTTTGTTTATTGTTTCAAGGCTGTTTTCCAATTTTTTTTAAAAATTTCATTCGATTTATCCCACTCCGGAGTCATATATGAATCCCCTAACCCGTAATGAGTAACGTATATAGGAACAGTACCCATTTTTAATTTTTTTTCATTTGCTGCCAAACATGATGAAATATCATAATGATGAAATGTATGTCTCTCATCAAAACGCCAACCTGTTTCTAACGCCCTCTCAACATTTACCGCTAAAAACAAACCATCTAAAACTAAACAACGCTGAGGCCAAGGACCAAAATATGTTGTTATTTGACGTGTAGGATCTACTTTTAACTGGTTGTTTTCTTGAATAGCATAAGGATGGGAAACTGAACCTGAATAAGACTCTCTTGGTGCACAAATATGCCACAAATTCTTTTCTTGAAATGAAAATTGAGAGGCTCCTGCAAGTCCTGTTATATCCCATGGAGATTCGTTTAATTTTTCTACCAAAAACAAGTCTTGTAATTCCACATCATCGTGTACAAACAACAGTATTTTATCTTTATTGTCTTCTTGAATAAAAGAGTTATAAACTTCTGGTAAACCTTTTGTGTTTTCTTTTACTACAGTAAAATCAAATTCAAGTATATCATATCTTTTGTCACAGAATATCTTAATCGAAGAAGCAATAGGTCGTTGTGAAAATTCTTCAAGAGTTTTTGATCTTGTTGCTGTTACTAAATGTACTTGTTTCATATAATAAAATAAGGGTTATCGTAATTAAACGTTTGGTATTCGTCAAAACCCATTCCATTAAATTTATAAACTATACCATCTTTATCAACTACTTTAGAACCTTCAAATGTAACTGAACAAAAACTATCTTCGTCTATATGAAGAGAGGAACCTGCTTTAACTAGAAAAATTTCCGATGTTAAAGAATTATAAACCCATGATGTTAAAAGACCTTTGTACTTTTCGTATACTTGTGAGAAATTGCCATTCGTCCAATATAAATGATAAGGAATAATTGCGGAATCTGTTTTAAAAGCCATACAAGTAGCATAAGAATTTAAATCGTAAAAGTTTTGAATGATTCCGTTGTGTCCTACAAACCAATGTTTATAAGAAAAAGGATGAGTTGTATTTGGATTAAAGTCTTGACTAACAGTATTAGTAGGAGCTCTTGAATGAAAGAGACAATAAATAGGAAACTCTTCAGTTTCTTTTAATTCTTTTTTAAGGTAATCTAATTCAAAAACTTCTTTTTGTTTTAAAACAATAAAATGGTTTTTCGTAACCCCTAAAAATCCAGATGATTGATACCCTCTATCAAGACCTAACTTGTAGAGCTCATAGGCTTTATTAATATCTGAGCTGCCTGAAATGGCACACATTAAGATATTATAGCTTGACACCCATACTTAGTCCAGTCTATATCAATAGCATATTTGATAGGGTCGATTAATTTAGCTTTTACCCATCCAGCAATTCTACTAGAGCAAGCAGGGCATGTCCCACAAGCTGTTTCTTGGCCGTTGTAACAAGTTAAGGTTTTGGAAAAATCTACTCCAAGTTCAATTCCGTATTTAAAAATTTCTTCTTTTGACATTTTAATAAGAGGTGCTCCAATTTGTATTTTATGGAGTCTATTAAGTGCTAAACAGTTATTAATTCGTTCTAAAAACTCTCTTGTACCGTCCCAGTGACCAGAGGTATCATCTACCAAAGCCGCTCCATAAAGAACAGTATCACAACCCTTAGCTTCAGCATAAGCAGCTGCAATAGAAAGCATTGTCATGTTACGATTAGG